TAGGTCATAACGAAACCTCATCAATTATTGGTGGGGTTTTTTCTTTACGCTACAATAAAACTAAATTACTTTTTGGATCGTGGCAGCCACTATAGACGCAACATTATCTGGAGCAAATGCTAATAGTTATGTCACATTAGCTGAAGCAGACGCATACTTTGAAACAGTACCAGATGCAACAACTTGGGATAATAAATTAGATGATGCAAGAAATAGAGCATTAATAGCAGCTACAAGATGGATTGATAGTTTCGTGTTTTTTGGAGATAGATGTGATGCAGGGCAGGCATTAAAGTTTCCTAGAAATAATTATCAGGTAGATGATGTTGAATTATCCTGCACTGTAATTCCAAATAATATTAAATATGCACAATTTGAATTAGCTAGGGCATTAGCGAATGATCCTGATGCGATGACAGGTAATGTAGGAACAAATGGAAATATTGCTGAAGCTAAATTAGGTGATCTACAGGTTAAATATAATACTGATAGTCAAGGTGCTGGTTCTGTAAATAATATTATGGATGTTTACCCGTGGTTACAAAGTTATCTTGGATCGTACATGATCGGTGGTGCTGGTAGTTTTCAGATGAGAGTGGTGAGAGGATAATATGTCATTAATTGATAGTACTTTTAAAACCTTACCCGAACAGTTACTTAACCAATTTGGCATAGATGTAACTTACATAAAAACAGCAACTACCCAAACCTATGATGCTTCTACAGGTCAGGTGAGTGGATCGGACACAAATGTATCAATGAAAGCTGTTATCACAAGTGTTACAGCTACAGAGTTTCAATCGAACTCCCAAACCACAGATGTACAGATAATATTTGGTAACAAAGAACTCGGTGATTATTTTCCCAATAGTAGAGATCGCATACAATACACAGAGGCAGGAACAACTAAAGTGGCAAGAATAGTAGACGTAAAAACACAACGAGGAGACTCCCCTATTCTCCACACTGTTTTAGGGCGACCACAATAATGGCTAAAAACGAAATCCCAAAACTAATAGCTCGTATCAAAGTTGTATCAGAAACAGTCAGTTACACCGCCCCTGCCCGTGCTTCCGAGAAAGTAACAGACTCGCTCCAACAATTAGGACCAAGATGGACAGGGCTTTTTTCTAATTCTTGGTTTATTCAAAGTAAAGATTACGGTTTAATAGGAGATGGAACAGGACAACCAGGTAATCCTCGTCCGATAAGAATAGCAGGATCTCCACCCAGGTCTAAAGTAAAACAGGTTATAGCTTCTGGAAGTTCGACTTTTTCTATAGTTAATGATATTTACTATTCGCAAGAAGCTATAGATGCAGTTCCCTATACACCAGAACCATTCGATCAGCCCAAACCTCTTAAACAAGCTAAGTCAGGATTTAGAGAGCCTGGCGGCACTAGGGGTATGAAAAATTTAGATAAGAATGGTCCAAATCGTCAGACTGCTCAATTAGATTGGTTTCCCAAGTATGCTGCTGGAGGTAAGATGCAGAAAGACGTAGAAACTACCTTTGCGAATATTTTTAATAAATTAAGATGAACTATCAAACTATCAGAGCAGCTATCGAAACTCCATTCCAAACTAATTATGGAGCGTTAAGTCCTGCTGTACCTATATTTTTTGATAACTTTTATAACGTATTAGCAGATAGTGTAGATGAATTTATTCACGTTAATCTTCAATTTGGACTTACTACAGAGTCCGCATTAACAACTTCACATGACCATATTCGAGGAGTAATAATTGTAAGGATTTGCACAGAGAAGAATAAGGGATCAGCTAGGAATCAGACATTGGCAGGAACAGCATTTACAACTTTAAGTTCTATAAATGAGACAGCTAAGACAGGTAGCGGAGTTTACATTCGTTTAGGTCAAATTGACGGACCAGGTTTTACAACAGTTGAAGGTGGACAGGAATCTAGAAAAGGTTTATACCCATTTTTTGTTTCAAGATTAGAAACAAATTTCCAAGCTCAGTTAATTTCTTGAATCTTTACTATAATTCACGCTATCCTATAGACATATCGGGTAGTACCCGTATGTTCAAACCTTAGAATTATTAAACATGGCTACAGTTCTATCGGGTACTTCAGGAGCTTTATTTTATTCTCCTGCTGGTACAAGCGTAACAAATCTTGCAGCATCAGCTTTCCCATCATCAGGAGGAAATATTACTGTTGGAACTCAATTAGGATACGAAGTTAACGACAAAGTAACACTTACATATCCATCAGGAGCTACAGTTACTAATACTATTCCAGCAGCAGATTATTTTGTAAAAACCTATGACTCTTCAACTGGTGTTATGACGGTTTCATCAACAGCAGGAGGAGCAGCCGTAACAGCTTCAGCAGCACCTACTTTTGTTGCTGGAACATTCGCAAGTATTACATTTACAGCCCCAGAAGTTGTAGGAAGCGTAAGAGAATGGAGTTTTGAAATTACAAGAGCGGAAATTGATGTCACTGAGATTGGTCAGACTTTAACTTCCACTGTTCCATTTAGAACATTTATCTCTGGATTTGCTGATGGTAGTGGTTCTGCCAGTGTTTATTCAACAGATGATGACACAACCCTAGCCACAAGATTAGTGAAAGATGTTCTGCTTCGTCAACAGAGTGGTGCACAGGTAAAACTCTATATTGACCGTGTGCTTACTGGTGGAAGTGTAGATGATACTAAGAGTAGATCAATTACTGCTGATATTATTCTTACTTCTGCAACTTTTAATGTAAACCCAGATGACGGACAGTTAGTTGAGATTGCGTTTAGACCAAGCTCTGCTCCTACATTTGATTTATCCAAATCATAGTACTATACTAATAGTTATTAATTATTATCAACCTCGGTCAATCCGAGGTTTTTTATTGCATAATGAACTACACTAATAAAAAGAATAAAAAATTTATGGCAACTTTAAATGCTCTCGAAAGGCTAAAGAAAGCAGCAAACCTCGAACCCATCAAAAAAGAAGTAACCCTATCCGATGGATCGCCTTTCACAATGTACGTTACTCCACTGACAATGGCAGAACGTGAGAGAGCACAGAGACAAGCCAGAAGTGACGATACAAATGCTTTTGCCCTACAACTGTTAATAAACAAAGCGTTAGACGAAAATGGTCAGAGATTATTCAAAGCTGGTGAAATAGACATCCTTAAAAACGAAGTCAAGGACAGCGATCTTCAAGTTTTAATGCTTGCAGTAATAAATGCAGAGGAGGATGAAGCTGTAGACCCAAAATCCTAGCGAACCAGTTAAAGAAAGATAACTGGATGATGCTTAAGTTTGGAGTAGCAAAAGAATTAGGCAAAACGCTCCACGAAATAGGCAATATGACCGAGACAGAGCTAATCGGCTGGAGTGCATATTTTCAAGTAATAAACGAAGAGCAAGAAAAAGAATTTAATAAAATTAAACGCAGAAGATAGTGCTAACCAAAGTATTTAATGTAAACTAGAATAAATATTTCTTTTTTGGATCGTGGCTTATAGTGCTGAGATAGATGTAAAAGTACGGAATCTTGGCTCGATTAGTCAATTAGAAAAGAAGTTAAGCAGTATAAGTAGAAGTGTAAATGCAATAAACAAAAAACGATTAGGAGGTGGTACTTCAGGAGGTAGTGGAGGCGGTTCTGCTAAGTCAGAGTTAAGTGAAGAACAGAAGTTACTACAGTTAGAGAATAAAAGATTAACTATACAAAATAAAGGTTTAGGAGTAGAAAGTAAAAATTTAGATTTAAAGTTAAAAGGCACTAAATTAGCTGAAGCAGCTAATAATTTATCTCAAGTAGAGAATTTAACAGAGCAGGATAACCTTGATTTAGCTAAGAATAAGATACTCTTAGCAGATAAGGAAATAAAACAGACGCAATTAAAGTTAAAAGAAGAGAGAGGTATAACTACCGAGGTAGAAAAAAGAGCAAAATTCTTAAAAGGAGCACCTACAGGATTTAAAGCAGATCAGTTTGGGCCTCAACAAGCTCCAACTAAAGGTGCTGGTCAGGCAGCAATGAGTATAGATACTATTACTAAGCAATCTGAAAAAAGATTACGCATAGAGTTGAAGTTAAGAGAGTTAGAGGCTAAAGGAGTTAATACTGCAAATCTACGAGGAAAGATGGGCGAACTTGTAGACGCTCAAAATCGTAAACAATTTGGAACTATTAAACAACTAAATAGAGAAATAGGAAGGGGCATAGCAAAAGAAGAAAGCAAGCTAAAAATATTACAGCTTCAAAACAAACAAAGGGCTGAAGAAATTAAATCAAGTGCAAAAATGGAAGCCATAAGACAAGGAAATTTTGCGAAATCTGGTCCAGGAGTATTTGGACCACAGCCTAGAAAATCATTTAGAGAAAGGATAGGAGCAACAAGAGGATTTGATACTGAAAGTGCATTGATAAGTGGTGCATTTCCTCTGTTATTTGGGCAAGGTCCAATAGGTGCGATAGCTGGTGGTCTTGGTGGTGGTATAGGTGGAATGTTCGGAACAATGGGTGGATTCGCAGGAGGTATCGCAGCCACAGCACTTGTCCAACAAATACAAAGTGCTGTTAGTGCTATAAGTGAGTTAGGTAGAGCACTAGGACCTTTTACTCAAAATACTGAAGCAGTAACAACAGCATTAGGCTTGCAAGGCTCTGTTCAAGAAGAACGAATCAAACAGATAGAGAGAACGCAAGGTAAGACAGCAGCTTTTAATGCTGCAATGAAAATTATGGCTGGTCGTATTACTCAAGACGGTGTAGATAAATTAAAAAGATTTGGTGAAAATACTAGATTATTAGGAGCACAGTTTACTATAGCTATTACTAAATTACAGGCTTTTGCTGCTGGTATCGGAAATTTTGTTATAAAGATTTTAGGCTTAGAGAAAAAACTAAGAGAAGCTGCCAATATTAATATAGTTAAGGACTTTGCAGCCACGGGAGATACACAAGCAAAAGATTTAGTTGCTAGAAGAGAAGCATTAAAAGACTTTGGTTCTGATGTAAGAGGTAGTAGAAGAAGATTTATATCAAGAGATAGAAAGGTTATTGAAGATCAATTAGTTGCTGATGAGCAGGAGTTTGCAACAAAGAAAAAAATTAATATCGAAACTCAAAATCTCATTACGAAATCAAAGACTCTTGTTGAGCAAAAGAGAGAAGAAGATGATATAAATCAACGATCTTTAAAATTAATTAAAGGAGGAATGAATAAAGAGTTAGCTAAATCAATAGCTAGTCTTGAACGTCAATTTGATTTAGACCAAAAAATATTAGAGCAAAAAAAGGCTCAAGCTAAAGAAGATTTTAAAAGTGCTGTTGTGAAACAAAAAGATGAAGAAACGCAATTAAATCTACAGACTATTTTTGAACAAACTTCTTTAGAACTTGAGAATCATAATAAATTACGAGCAGAGGGAGTTGATCTTACAAAAAAACTATTTACTGAGACAGATAAAGTAACGGAAGCTTTTAAAGAACTTAGCGTATCAATAGGTGAGGATATTAAAGAAGGTATTAAGGGGTTAATTAAAGGAACATCTACCTTGTCTGACCTTCTTAATAATGTTGCTGATAAGTTTTTAGATGTAGCTCTCAATCAAGCACTATTCGGTGATATTCTTGGTTCAAAAGGAGATAAAGGAGGTGGTTTGTTAGGATTTTTAGGTTTTGCAAATGGTGGCAGACCTCCTGTTAATAGACCTTCAATAGTAGGAGAGAAAGGTCCAGAATTATTCGTTCCAAGATCCTCAGGCAACATAATCCCAAATAATAAACTTGGAGGTGGCAATACCAACAATGTTGTTGTTAATGTGGACGCATCAGGTTCAGATGTTCAAGGTGATGATGCTGCAGCAAAAGAACTTGGTGGACTTATATCTGTTGCAGTTCAAAGTGAACTTGTCAGACAACAAAGACCTGGAGGTTTACTTTCAAGATAATGGCTACTTTCCCTGATTACAAACCACAGTTTTCTGCAAACAAACGTAGTGCTCCCAAATTAAGAGTCACACAATTTGGAGATGGTTATCAACAAAGAACAAGCTTTGGCTTAAATCAAGATCCAAAAGTTTGGAATCTTACATTTAATGTTGATGATGAAGACGCAGAAGAAATTGAAACATTTTTAGAAGCAAGAGCTAAAAATGGTGAATCATTTTCATGGCAAGCACCTGATAAAACTTCTCCTCTTAAATGGATTTGTAGGAGTTTCAATAAAGAAGTTTTTTCTTTTGATCGCAATCGTATTCAAGCTACATTTGAACAAGTATTTGAACCCTAATGGCAGTACCAGTTTCAGCTTTACAATCAATAAATCCTGGAGCAATTATTGAATTGTTTACGTTAACATTAGATTCAACTTTACATGGTTCATCTACTGTTCATCGTTTTCATAATGGTTCAAACATGAACGCAAATGGAAATATCGTATGGGCTGGGGATAGTTATGAAAAATTTCCTATTCAATGTGAAGGATTTGATTTCGGATCTACAGGCACTTTACCTAGACCTATAATCTCGGTAAGTAATATCTTTGGAACGATTACTGCACTTATGCAAGATGCTAATCAAACAACTATTGGTAATGATTTGAACGGATCAAAATTAGTAAGAATTAGAACCTTAGCTAAATTTTTGGATAATGTTAATTTTGAGGGCAGTACTAATCCTTTTGGAACTCCCGACCCAACAGCAGAGTTTCCTCAAGAAATTTACTTTTTAGATAGAAAAATAACTGAAAATAGAGATGTTGTTCAATGGGAAGCTATCTCTGCACTTGATTTAGTTAATGTAAAACTACCAAAGAGAATAGCAACTAGAGCAATATTTCCTGGTATTGGCACGTTTGTCTAATGACTTGGAAAGACATTGCACTTAAACACGCGAAAGAAGATGCACCACATGAAGCCTGTGGTCTGTTAGCTGTCTATAAAGGTAAAGAAAAATACTTTCCCTGTAAAAATCTTGCTGAAAACTTAGAAGATCAATTTATTATAGATCCTGATGATTGGGTCAAAGCTGAAGATGCTGGTGAAATAGTTGCTGTTTTTCATAGTCACCCAAATCACCCTCCGATTCCTAGCCAAGCTGATCTTGCAAGTTGTGAATATTTAGACTTACCTTTTTATATAGTTACTCCAGAACCAGAACAATGGGATTATTTTGAACCTTCTGGCTATAAAAAAGGATTGATAGGTAGAGAGTGGGTATGGGATGTACAGGATTGTTGGAGTTTAATTACCGATTGGTATAAAGAAAAGAAAAATATAGAGATTAGGCATTGGAAACGGCCAAAAAGTCCAGAAGATTTTGAAAAAAATCCTTTATTTGAATATGCTTTACCTAAATTAGGTTTTATAGAAATAAATGATAATGTTGAGACAGAAATTGGAGATGTTTTACTTATGAATTCATATAAGAACACATTAAGTCATGTAGCTTTATACATAGGAGATCAAACTATTCTTCATCACTGTCAAAAAAGACTTAGCTGTAGAGAAACTTATGACCAAAAGTATATAGAATGTACAAAGAAGAGGTATCGTTATGCTCAATAAAATAAAAGTTTATGGAAGATTAGCTCGTTTTTTAGGGCAACGTACTTTTGAAGCTGAAATTAATACACCTATTGATTCGTTTAAATTTTTATTAGCAAATTTTCCTCATTTGGAGCGTCATATGATGGAGCAAACTTATCAAGTAAAAGTAGGAAAGACTGATATTAGTGAAGATGATTTACTTGATCCTTTGGGGCAACAAGAAATAAAAATTGTTCCTGTAGCCGTAGGTGCAAAAGATGTTTTTAAAGGTATTGGTAAAGTTTTGACAGGAGTAGCAATCGTAGGAGCAGTAGCACTTACTGGTGGTGCAACGGGAGTAGCATTTTCTGGTTTAGGTTTTGCAGCAGGAGCAGGAGCAGGATTAGGTGCTAGTTTAGCAGCAGCAGCAGGAAACTTTGGTATCTATTTGGCATTATCAGGTGCAGCAGAGATGCTTACCCCTGTTCCTAAACCTCCTGGAGTATCAGATGATCCACAAGCTCAAAATTTTTCATTCAGTGGAGTACAAAATACTTCAAGGGCTGGAACAGCTTTACCTATAATTTATGGAGAAATATTTGCTGGATCGCTAGTAGTATCCGCAGGAATTGATACAGTGCAGATAAAGGGTACAGCTTAATGGGTAGTCCAATAGAATTTTTCCAAGAACAGGCCAGAGTAGCTAACATGGTAGACGCTACCTTACCTCCTGATGTATTAAGTAGTAAACAATTTGCTACTATTGTTGATGTTCTTAGTGAAGGTGAGATCGAAGGATTTCCTTCAGCAGCAGGATTTACAAAAGGAACAATTAATTACAATAATGCAGCATTAAAAGATGTTTTTTTAGGAAAAACTCCAGTATTAAGAGCTAATGCTGATGTAACCAATCTTCAAGATACAGATTTTAATTTTCAAAATGTAGCATTTGAACCTCGATTTGGCACGTCAAACCAAACTTTTATTCCTGGCATTGTAAATATTGAAACAGAAACAAATGTAGGGGTAAAAGTAGAAAAAGGAACACCAGTATCAAGACAGATAACCAATTCAAATGTAGACGCTGTAAGAGTTACAGTTCAATTTAATTCTCTACAAAAGTTTGAATCAAATGGAGATGTAAATGGTGCATCAGTCAGGTTAAAAATAAATATTTTGCAAGGTGATGGAACGACAAGTACTCCAATAGATGACACCATAACAGGAAGAAGTTCATCCGCATATGCCAGAGACTATAGAATTAATTTACTTGATGCGAATACTGGAACTCCAAGTACTTTTCCTATAACAATAACTGTTGAAAGAGTAACAAATGATGCTGAAGATCCCACTAAATTAAGAGATGAATTTATCTTTTCATCGTTTACTGAAATCATTGATGAGCAAAGACCTTATCCTGATATAGCTCATCTAGCTTTAAGGTTTGATTCTGAACAATTCTCATCTGTCCCAGGGAGAATGTATAAAGTTCGTGGGGTGAAGATAAAAATACCTCATAATGGAACTGTAGATGCAACAACAGGAAGAATAACTTATACAGGTACTTTTAATGGAACGCTTACTACTACAAAACATTGGACAACTGATCCAGCTTGGATTTTATTTGATCTTTTAACAAATACCAGATATGGATTAGGAGATCACATAACAGAATCTCAATTAGATAAATTTGCTTTTTTTAGTACTTCTGTCTACTGTTCTGAATTAGTTGATGATGGTAATGGAGGACAAGAACCTAGATTTAGCTGCAATACTATTTTGCAGACAAGACAAGATGCTTATGAAGTTATAAATGCACTTACTTCAGTGATGAGAGCTATATCTTTTTGGAACGCAGGATCATTAACACTTTCTCAGGATAGACCAACAGATCCTAGTTATTTATTTAATTTATCGAATGTAGCAGAACAAGGTTTTACTTATTCAGGAACAAGTTTAAAAACACGATCCACAATAATTTCTGTATCATATTTTGATATGGAAAATCAGGAGTTAGATTTTGAAACGGTAGAAGATACAACCGCAAAAACAAAGTATGGTGCTTTGCATAAGAAAGTAACTGGTTTTGCCTGTACTTCAAGAGGTCAGGCAGCAAGACTAGGAAGATTTATGTTATTTGAGGAGCAAAATTCTACTGAAACAATTAGTTTTACAACTGGTTTAGCAGAAGGAGTTATTGTTAGACCAGGTCAAGTTATAGAAGTAAGCGATCCAGTAAGAGCAGGAGTAAGGCGAGGAGGAAGAATTAAATCAGCAACTACTACAGCAATAACTGTAGATGACACGGCAAATACAGATTTGGATGCAACTAACAGTCCTACACTTAGCGTTATTTTATCTGATGGTTCAGTTGAAAGTAGAAGTGTAAGTGGGATTAGTGGTGCAGTAATAACTGTCTCATCCGCTTTTTCATCTGCTCCAAATGCAAATAGTATTTGGATTTTACAGAACATAACTTTACAAACTACAACATGGAGAGTTATCAGTGTAACTGAATCTGAAGATAATTATGCAGTTGTCGGTGTTGCTTATAACGCAGGAAAATTTGCATTTATTGAAGATGGGTCAGACTTACCTGTTAGAAACGTATCTATCCTTAATGAATTAAAAGATGCTCCTGGCAACCTAACTGCTTCACAACAATTCTATGTAGAGGAAGAGAAAGCAAAAGTAAAGATTATTCTCGACTTTTCAAGTGTTCAAGGTGTTAGTTTATATAAAGTTCAGTATCGTAAAGATAATGGAAACTTTACAACTGCCACTATAAATAGAACTGATTTTGAAATATTTGATGCAAGTCAAGGTCAATATGAATTTAGAGTATTTAGTTTAAATGCAGCATTTGAAGCATCGGCAGATCCAGCTACTTTAACTTTTGATGCTCTTGGCAAAACAGCTTTACCTTCTGATGTTTCAGGCTTACTTGTAGAACCAGTATCAGATCAACTTTTACGTTTACGTTTTAATCAATCCACAGACGTTGATGTATTGCATGGAGGTAACGTAGTTGTAAGACACAGTAATCTTACAGATGGCAGTGGTACATTTACAAATTCTGTTGACATCATCCCCAGATTACCTGGATCGGTCAGTGAAACGCTCGTTCCAGCGATTAATGGTGAATATATCCTTAAGTTTAGAGATGATGGAGGCAGATTAAGTTCTGGCGAGACATCTGTAGTTGTTACTAATCCTGATCCTTTTCCAAAGCTTGTTACATTTACAGATAGAGAAGATACAGACAATCCAGCTTTTAGTGGCACAAAGGTAGATTGCTTCTTTAGTGAAGAGGTTAATGGTCTTGTTCTTGCGTCTTTACTCACACTTGATGATGTAACTGATTTTGATGCTGTTGCTGATTTTGATTTCTTAGGTGCTGTAGATACAGTTGGTACTTACGATTTTGCTAATATTTTAGATTTAGGATCTGCCCATCCACTTAGATTAACAAGACATTTTGTAACACAGGGTTTTTATCCTAATGATCTAATTGATAAAAGAACTGCAAATATAGATACTTGGACTGACTTTGATGCGGCTACAGCTTTTGATGTTAATGCTAAATTATTAGTTGC